CAACAGCAGCAACAGAAGTAGCTTTTTCATTCCTTTTTTTCTCGTGTAATAGAAAAAGTTGCTAGAGTGCCGCTAAGGATTGATGCGACATAAGTAGGGTCCATTTTTTCCATCCAACCTGCATAGCTAGCAGTCAAGAGTCCGGCGGACCAGACGAGGACGAGGAATTTGATGAATCCTTCTTTTTTGTTATCTTTGTCCATGCTTGTTTAAAAACAGGTTTCATAACAGTAACCAGCCACTTAAACATAGAAGTGGCGGTCAGGGTGGCTGCAACTGACACAACAGCAGTTGTAGCTGCTGTAGTTAACACGATCCCATCAGGCACCGGAACATCTAGTTCTGTGTACGGAACACGAACTGTAGGAATTTCAGGTGGTTCGGGTATCTGTGGTGTAGGTGGTTTTGCTTTTTCTTTGTCGGATTGTGTTGTTCCTTTGACTCCCGGAGGTGGCCGAAGGTCGCTAGGAGGCACCACAAGCGGCTTGTACGAAGGCAAATCCGCTCGTGGGACATCTAGTACCGGACGGGGTAAAACAAGGGGCTCAGGAAGCCGCAGAGACGGTAGTACCGGCGGCTCTCCTAAATCCATTACTTGTCACCAAACAAACCACGTTCGAGAACGTCAACAGCTGCATCGTCTACAGTGTTGTCAGATTTCTCAGCAAGTTTGCGGAGCAGATCAACAATAAGACGTTTTACTTTGTCGCTACCAATAAACGACATCAAAACGGGACGGATAAGTGCGATCATAGTTCAGGCCAGGGTGTAATAAAAGGTTCAGTGTTTGTAACTAATTCACCTTCTGCATTTTCAACTACCGGTCGGTTAGTGAACAAAGCAGCAAGTTCATCAGTTGTTGTGCAAGCGTTGATTTGAGCTTCACGTGTACCACAAATGGTACGGACGCTGGCACGGTAAGTGCTAATGTTGGTTGGAATAGCAACGTCAGACTCAGATTTACGGGTAACGTACCAATCAGTAGATGCTAGCAAACCACCAGCAATGTTTTTTTGGGTAGCTACCCATTGTGTTTTAAGACCAATGTTGACAATTTGGTTTCCGTCAGAATCTAGGAAAGGATCGCCATTTTCATCAACAGCGTTTTCATCTTCTAGACGCTTAGGATTACCAACGCCCCAATAAAAACGTTGATCATACGATTCAGGTTCAGGGTCTGCAACCGAAACAATTCCAAACGCATCTTTCTGTTCTTGACTAAAAACTGTATGCCAATTAGTCGGATATTGAGCGCCGTTATGAGTAAACGACTTGCCAACATAAATTTGTTGACCATTTATTGTAAAAGCCATAATAAAAATTAACAGGCTGTAGCGTATTTAAAAGGGTATTCAGCAAATGCCATGTATACATAGTCTGCGCCGCTGTCGTTTACGCCGCCATCATTGTCTCTAACTTTAAAGCCGTTCGACAGAAAATCAATTCCTCCAGTGATGTTGTAGTTACCTTCACCACCAGGGTTTTCTGCCTTTAGGAAAGTGTCCCGAAAGTTGTAAGTATCTCTTTTGTTGTCAAGAATAAACCAAGCGTCACCAGCACTGAATTTTTTAATCATTAACCATGCAGGCTTAAAACCTGTATAAACATACGTACCATCAGGTTGCAGGCCATTACCTTCATACTTACCAAACTTGCTATAACCTTCGATTTCAGCAAAGCAATAGGCAACATAAGTATTACCGTTAAAATCGCTGCCAACACCACCATCATCAACAATAGTGAAAACGTTGTCTGTTGGAGCTGTTGAATTCCATGGGTTAGCGCCGCTAGTTTCATCATTTCCAAGGTTTAAATACAAATAATTCTCATTTGGAGTATCTAAATTTGCATTGTACATAAACCAATGGTCCACATTTTTCCGACCTTTGATTATGATAACTTTTGGTGCAACACCTAGCCCATGTCCAACAGTCCGAGTAGCACCCGGTCCTGTATAAGTAACAACTGAGAAACCAGCAGTGGTGTTAGCACTTACTTCACTGTCGATCTGACCATTTTCGTTAGTAGAGCTGCTGCCGCCTGCTTTCCAGTTCCATGAAACGTAATTGTCACCAGTTGTATTTACTTTTACATCGTCACCAAGTGAAAACCCATCTGATCTAAACGCCGTAAGAGTATCGTCGTCTGTGGTTTCCGCATCAGTATCATCAGGACGCAAGTACTTAGTTGCGCCACGAATACTGTCATATATCGAAGGTGTAGAAGTAGTAGGTCTTCCTTTAATCCAGACCCAATCAGGTTGCCATGCGTCATCCTGGTTGTCAGCAACTGTAATATTGCGTGCAGTCTGATTGCCTTCATAAAGAACGGTTTGCATATATTTCGTTCCGTTTTTTACTGTCGGCTCAGGCAAGTTTTCTGAGTTTAACGCTTGGTATCCCGATGGTGGTGTGTGATCAAAGGGACGCTGACCAAAGTTCACATAGGCATTGCCACTGCTAACACTGATTGCCGGAAAATACGTTGGACCACTTGCAAGAGTGTGAGCGATAGCGGCGTTGGCAAAAGTTTCGTCAGTGTTACCTGAACCGTCTCCCCAATTACCGTCTGCGCCAACATACATCCTTCTGTTGTCTGCATCGTAAGCAACAGTAATTGTTGAGTTAGTGCCTGGCGTTGCCATATAAGTGGACCCGCTTCCACTGTTATATTTTTGACCGTTTTGTGCATAAACAGAATATCCAGTAGATTGACTACCCAACCAGTTACTGCGATCAGAACTTTCCGGGTTGCCAAGGATACCTACCATTGTATTAGTGCCGTTAGAATCTTTTCTATACTCCCAATACCATTGTCCCGAAGACGGAAGTGCCATTGAAGCAACGCAAAGGTGATCAGTACCATCAGTGCTGTAGCGCAGATTACCTTCTTCAACGGTAATGCTGTCAACACCTCTGTTTAGAGGGTTTAACGTACACCAATTATTAGTTGGTGTATCCTCCATACTGTCGTTACCCGTTCCAGCAGTCACGCTAAAAGCGTTTGGCGTCCAGTCGTTATCGTTGCCGCTGCTGTCGGCACCTAGCGTTGCTGCGGTAGTGTTTGAGTTGTCTGAAAAATTTAAATACCAACCCTGAGAACCGTAGTCGCCAGTGTACTTTTTAGGAATCCAGGCTCCAGTGGTAGAATCAGTTTCGCCAAAATCAGACGCAGCCTTCGCCTCACCATCGACGAAGTTGACCTCCGCCATGTAGCCGTCAAAATAGTTACTTCCATGAAAAGCGTAACGACCAAGATCGTGTCGTGCGGCTGCGTTCCAACCCCAGTTATCATTTTGGTCTGGGTATCTTGGGTACGGCGATGGTGGATCCTCAAAGTCTGTAACTTGCTGACCATTTACATATAGTTTCACCCTGTTAGATTCTGTTGCTTGTGTAGTGTCGAGTGCAAGAACGATGTGATACCAAGCACTAACATCTCTAAAGCGTTGAGTTGTCTGTACCCAACCCCTAAGGCCGCCAGAATCCATTATTCTTAGCTGATCTGATGAGTCAAAACCCATTTGACACTCGTTTTGACCATCACCCCCATATTCAGGCATGAATAGGTAATTAGAATCATGCGAGGTAATACCCCTTTTAATCCAAAAACTAAATGTCCAAGTTTTCTGGTTACCTGCAGAGCTTGGCGTAAAGTTTAAATACGCTTCGTCACCATCATTAAACCGCAAGCTACGATCCACAGAATAAGGGACGGCAGCGCCGCCCCAAAATTGTGCTTGATTCATTAAGAAATACCCTCCGTCCAGTTACCGAGGTAGAACGTTGTACTGTTTACAACATAGAACGGTGCAACGGCTGGGAAAGAAGTAGGAGCAGTATAAGAACCGCCTGGGAAATCCCAGTTACTACCAAACGACGTCGGAGCTGCAGTTACACGGATAAGGCCGGAGAAACCTGCAGAACCGTTAGTAATGTTAGGAATTGCAATAGCACCACAGGTCCAGAAATGACCGTCGCTTACATCAAATGAACCAGTAGTAATGGTTTCTTCACCGTTAAACAAACCGCCAGTATAGGTGTCGGTAGTATCAGCACGGATAAATGCTGATGCTTCAAGTCCATCAACTTGATCAGCGTTGATGTTTAGTGCATCAATGTCTGCCTTAGTTTGATCTGCTGTTGCTCCTGCTTCAATACCATCAAGTTTGGCATGATCAGCATCTGTAAAGTTGTTATCAGTTTGAGAAGCAACGGTAAAATCTAACGTTCCATCAGCATCTTGGTATGTAACCGTAATACCGCTTTCGGTGTTACCGGACACCATTGCTCCAACAATGTCCTGAATTTCTTCGTCAGTTTGATCAGCAGTTGCATTATCTTCGATACCATCAAGTTTAGTACCGTCAGCAGATAAGTCACGACCATCAAAAGTTTGACCACTATTGAAAGTAATGTCGCCAGTCATGGTGCCGCCAGCTAGCGGCAGTTTAGTATCAGCGTACGTCTTATTGACAGCATGTGAACCATCAGTAGGAGTCGGCACACCTGTTACTGTTTCACTACTGACGTTTAAAGTACCCTCAAGAGCAATTACGCCAGTACCATGTGGTGAAAGAGTAATGTTACCGTTGCTAGTAGAAACAATTGAATTACCATTGACATCTAAATCACCACCAAGTTGCGGAGTAGAATCTTCTACAACCTCGTCAATACCGCCAATTTGAGTATCTACGTAGTTCTTAGTAGCAGCGTCTTGTGCATCGGTAGGATCAGTGACGTTAGTAATACGGCTAGTACTTACATCGACAGTACCAGTACCGTGTGGATTAAGAACAATGTTTTCGTTATCACTATCAGTAACAATTTCGTTACCGTTTACGTCAAGATTACCGCCAAGCTGCGGACTAGTGTCCGACAACAAGTTAAAGGCAATAGAACCTTCAGGAATGGTAACGAAACCAAGTTGTTGGTCTACCTCAAAAATGGGGTCAGTAGACTGGTTACCACCAATTTTGAACTTACCGTTGTGATCAGTGACAGCAGTCCAGACCTTACCGTTGTTAAGCTCAGTAATCTGTGCGCTTTCATCCGGAACACCACCATTTTCAGGCAGTGCATCGTAGTCCATACCACTACCAACGTACTCCATTGTGTGACCGCTAGAAGCAATCTGGGAACGAAGGAAGAACTGAACGTTATCAGTACCAGTTGCTACGTCATCACTAAAACCAAGGTTAGTGCTACGGTCGTCAGGATCAGGACGACTAATCGTTACAATCCAATCACCAGTGTAACCAGCAGGGTCCGCATCATAAGTTGATTCATCTTGTGGGACAGCACTAAGAATCGGATAAGTTTGACCATCACTGTTGACCGACAACAGCATGTTAGTAGCTGGACGTGTCTGATCACCAAACCAGGAAGCATCAGCAGTACCATTGCTTACACGAATAGTAGTAACAGTATCTCCGCTAGTATCAACAGCAGTAACGCAGTCAGCGGTAAAGATATTAGTAGTAGAACGACCGTCAGCAACCAATGCCTTTTCACCAAAGTCAGTGGTAGATGCAGCCAAGTTGGCCTGACCACCATTCAGTGCTTTGATGTGATACTTGTTAAAGAAGGCGTAGCTAGACGTACACTGAGCGTATCCGTTGTTAGTAACAAGGATACCAGGTCCGTTAAGACCAACGTGGGTGTAGCTGTCTGCAACCATCGACCGCAAAGGACTTGTGGTCTTAGGCACAGAGCCATCAATCAACATACCGCCACCGGTAGGAGAGTTGGTAAGGTCACCAGCTTGTCCGCCGCGTGGACGGTGCGGCAAGAGAGGTCCGTCGTTATCAATTTGACTGTCAGAAAAGTTTGTGCAATTCTGAACGTAAGGCGACTTAGTAATAAAAGCGTCGTCGTAGAACGCAAAGTTCCAGCCCTGCTTATCAGGCAGATCAGAGTCAATAGTGTTGGTACCAGAGTCGCTGGCTTGCATACCAGTCAA